CAGCATAGTTGTAGTTCCAGAAGCGGGCCGAATCGTACCCACGGATCGCACGGCGCGACGTATTCGAGGAATACGTCTCTTGACACCAAGTATAGACACCCGCCCAATTCCAGAGGGCGTTATGCGTGCTGCTAAAGTCGGTCGAGTTGAGGTTGCTGTCGAGGTCGGAGGACACAGGAGCCGGGAGGCCCGTGATGACCTCCTCGCGGGTGATGAATCTGTCCCACTCGTTATTGGTGGGCGTGCCGCCCGCGTATGCGTCGGAGGTATTGCGGTAGTTGCTGCCACCCGTCAGGGAGCGGAGCTTGTACTTTGCGCCGTCAATGGTGACCTCCTTGCCGAAGATCCAGCCCGCGCTGTTCAGGTCGTTCCATGTGACGTTGACGAGGATGACACGGTCACAGATGAGCAGCGTCTTGTCGCCGTCCTTGATCTTCACCCACTGGAGCTTCTTCGCGTCGTCCGAGGGCGTGTTGCCGAAGCTGTAGTTTGAAATGCTGCCGGACATCGAGGGGATATTGCCCGCACTGGACGCTCCGCTGGGTGCGCTGTCGTTACGCCACGGCTTTGTAGGTCTTGCCAGCGCCGCGCCGTTGTTGTAGAATCCGCCGAGCTTGACGGTTCCGAGATATTGCGCCATAAGGTAGCTCTCCTTCCGTTTTGATGAAGCGGTAGGGAGCGAAGATCTTCTTCGCCAGATTGTAGGCGCAAGCCCACCGGGCGAAGCCGAGCCACGAGTTGACCGATTGAACGATCGCCGCCTTCGTGATCGTGCCCTCCTGCAGCTTCTCCATCATCCGCTTGATGCGCCGCTTCTCCCGCCGTTTCGACTCGGTACGGAGAAGCAGGTGCGTCGCTTTGATTTTGAAGCCGTAGGCGTTCACGCCCTGCCGCACATAGAAAATCTTGGTCTTTTGGTTGGTCTCAAGGTGCAGTCTCTCTTGGAGGAACACCTTGATCTTTGCTAACCACTCCCGGGCGATTTCCTTGTCCGGCGCTATGATGACGACATCGTCCATGTAGCGCGTGTAGAGCGTCGCACCGAGGAAGCGGATGCAGAATTGATCGAGCTCGTTGAGGTAGATGTTGGCGAAGTCCTGAGAACTCACGTTCCCCAGTGGAATCCCTCTCTCGCCCTCCGGCGAGCTGTCGATCACTTTGCAAAGAAGCCTGTAAAAACGGAGGAAGTCCTCGTATTTCTCGGGGTACTTCTTCTTGAGCTTCTTGAACCGCTTCGCGATGATCTGCTTGAGCACGCTGCGGTCGATGCTGTAGAAAAACTTGCGGACGTCGATCTTGATGACCGTCGCCTCGTCGCCCCACTTCATGCGGGCGACCCTCATGTCGTGCTGTACGTTGAAGGCGGCTCGGATGGGGCCTTTTCCGTACATACACGCAAATGAACGGTTGACGAATACCGGGCGGAAGAGCGTCTGCAGCTCCTGATGGATGACGAGCTGCACGATCTTATCCCGCAGCGGCGGGATGTGGAGGCTGCGCTCCTTCGGCTCCACGATGATCCTGTGCCGATACTTTCCCGGCGTGTACTCACTAACGCCCGCCTGTCTCGTTTTCTCAATTTTCTTGAGATCGCGCCATAGGCGCACGTTGTTCACTTCGGAGTAGAGGTCGTAGAGCACAGCCTCCCGTGTGAACTTGCGGCTGCCCCGCAAGGCGGTCTTGTAGCCCGCCTCAATCGCTGCCCAGCCCACGGCGTCCTCATAGCTGGAGGGCGGTGGGATCGGCGGCACGAGGGCCTTCTTGGTGCTCTTCGTGTTGTAGAGCATAATGGGGAATTTCGTCATTCGTGGCATCCTTTCCTTTTAGAACGGCTTGGCACCCATGACGCGGGTTGCTACCCACATTGTAGACCTCCCTCCGCCTCCCAATACGAGAGGGCGGGCGAAGCTCAGTCACTGTTTTTACGCCGTTTCTCAACATGGCGAAGGATTACCTCTCCCTTGAAGTATAACAAGGACACGCACCTGAAGCCGTAGCCGCAGATGACGTAATAACCTACAAGGCGGGGCGGAAACCGACGTTCGAGTTGGAGTTCGTAGCATTGTTGTTGTTCCAGTTGCGGGCCGAATTGTACCCACGGTTCGCACGGTTCGACGCCAGACAGAGATAACCCTAAGTAGGTGCTGTACTTTTTCTGATGGTCTATTTTCGGTTGTTGATGAAGAACTTCTGCAGTCCTCCAATGATGCGCCCGATCTCCTCGAGCTTTCCCTGCAGCTCCAAGAGCTTCTTCTGCGTGATGTACTTCTGGTTCTTGGCGACGCCCAAAAGCACGAGCAGCAGCGTCTTCTCTGCGTCCGCCTCATCCAGCCACATGAGCCGCCTGTTGACGTTCGTGAGGTTGTTGGCCATAACAGCCGCCCGGATGAGCTTGTAGCAGGATTGCTTGATCTCTTGGCACAGGGAGAACTTCTCGGAGGCGGGGAAGTTTTTCAGCAAGGGGTATATATCCCTTTCGAGAAATATCTCAGTTTTCTTTTGCAGGACTGACGGTTCCGCCATGATATACACACCTCTTTTCCCGAACGCGGGCAAGTTCGGCGCGATCTCCATAATACTCGAAGCCGTAGTCCGTGAGCTTGATCCTGACGGGCTTGCCACTGATGATGCTGTGCCCTGTGATGAGGACGTCGGCGTTCCCTGTGAGGGACAGCCCCGCCTCCGTCTGCAGGTTCAGCACGCCATCCGGCAACCCGCCGCACTTCTCGCATACCGGGGCCAGCTCCACGAGCAGGCTCCCGATGATGCAGCTTGCTTCCTTGCGGCTGCAAGCGACCTTATACATAGATTTTTCGCGCCACAGAGTCGTAAATCCCTGACGTGATCGCGACCGAGGTCACGGTGTTGAAGTTGATAAGAAAGACATTGTTGACCATGTTGTTCAGCGTCGCGTCCTTCAGCACCTTGATCTCTTTCTGCGCGTCGGCGATCTGAGCCTCATGGAGAATGGCTGCTTCGCGGTTCGCAAAAATGCCGTCGTCCATGTGGTTCATGTTCGTCTGACTCACGGGCGTTCCTTCCTGAATGACCTCTCCCGTCTCAACGTCTTGGACGTGATCAAGCCATCCAATTTTTTCATAGGCTTTCATTGCTGCTCTCGACCTCCACTTCTAAGATATTATATTTGAAGGCTATATAAAGCCCCTTGCCCGGTGTTTTGGTGAAGACCCGTTCGTTCGCCGACGCGATGACATCGCCGTCCTTATCCACGAGCTGCACCTCGGCAACGTCGCCGATCACGGTGTCGTCGAAGTAGATGTAGACTCTCGCGCTCGCGCCCTGCACGAAGCGCCGGAAGGGCTCCACCGTCTGCGGCACGCCGTTGAGCGTGTAGGCCGCGTGATCGACCGAGTCAACGAACCGCTGCCCGATCTTCTGGATACCGATAGAAGTCAATGTTTTCATTCTGCCGCGTCTCCTTTCGCGTTGGTAGAGCAGCGCGTGGAGGCAGAGCATCTCAGGTAGACCTTTGCACCCTGCGCCGCCTTCGAGCCCGCCTCAATGTCCGAGGCGAAGCCCTGATAAATGGTGTACGCTCCGAAGTGATAGAACTCCTCGGAGGCTGCAAATGTGCCGGCTCTCGGGAAGGGATTGTCGCCGCCCGATGCGCCGCCCTGCGCCATGACCGTCGAGACCACAAGGCGACCTTCGCTGACGATATGCGGCCACACGCCGCACACGATCTCTCCGCACCTTGGATAGCGCGAGAAGCCCGTCTGGAGCTGGGAGCGGATGATGAGCCCGCCGATGGTCTCCATGCCGTAGGCGGGCTTGCTGCTGCCCTCCTTGACCTTGCGGACTTGCGCGTCGATGACCGAGAGGTTCGTGACGCCGCTGGGCTTGGAGCTGTTCAGAAAGATGATGAACTCGGCCCAGCGTTCCGCGTCCTGCTCGGCGAACAGCTCGATCCGGCTGCGGTCGTAGCCGAGCGCGGTCAGCGCGTAGAGAACGCCGCGCCGCGTGCCGCTCCACTGTGAGATGATCCCCTTCATGGACAGGCGCGTCCGATAGGCTTCGGCGTCCTCGCCCTCCAGTCGCGGCATATCCCGGTCTTGCCCATGCACAGGGAGCATGACCTCCGAGCAGCTTGCGACGTTCGCCTCGTTGCGCACGCGGAAGATTGCCGCCTTCAGGTCGTCGAACTCGCGTCCCATGACCTTGAAGAAGATGCGGAGCTGGTTGGCCGTCTTCCGGCCCTTCTTCAAAGGGGCGAAGAGCAGGTCGAACATATACTCGCTGAAGGTGTCAAACTGCTTCATCCGCTCACTCCCTTTCGATCGTCACGGAGACGTCGCCGAGGATGATGACCTTGTCCTTGCCCAGCTTCACATCCGCCTCCGGCTCGGAGACCGCCGCGTTGGTGGCCCCGCTGTAGCCGCTGCGGATCGCGTGGTTGATGTCGGACAAGGTCAGTTCGTTGAGCTTGCGGCTGCGGCGCACGGCCAGCAGCTCGGTGAGGATCGCCTTGATTCGGTTCTCCACCGCCTCGTCCGTGTCTGCCGTATCAGTTGTGACCGTGACGGAGATATTCTGCGAGACGGTCACAGAGGACTTCACAAGAATATTATCATAGCGCGGGCCGTTCTCGAACATCTCGATCGGCGTAACCC